ACGCAAAACTTAGCGCCGATTCTTCAAGTCAATCCACTTTAACGGGGTCTCCTAAGGTACTGATTTCGTTGGATTCGGGGGGGTAGTAAGGTTTTCGGAGAATGCAATTCCTAGCGGGCGCGGCGGCGCCTCACAATCCGAATTTTTTTCTAGTGGTCTATCTATCCTTAAGGATGTCTAATAAAATCAATGGGTTAGCCCAAAAAGCGGGAAAACGGAACTTTCGCTATATTGGTCCGTTAAAGTACTGCGTTAGGTGATCCAAGCTAGGTCATTGATATTTGCTTAAAAGAACGAAAAGAGCGGTTTTCTCTTTTGGGGTAAGGGTGCACCGTCATTTAGCAATGGTCACCGCTTGTAGCTCTGTTTCGGGGAATGAAAATTCGCCCTGAATCCGGCAGTTGTTCTCATTCCAGCGCTCAAGAACCAGGATTTTGACGCCCATTTGGCGCTGTACCAGCGAGCGCCCTTTGATGCTGGTGCCCTGCGTGGTCTCGCTTTTTACGTCGAACAGGTGGGTGCAGCCATTGGCATCGACGGCGACCAGATCGATCGGCCCGGCGGTGCTGATGTTGCGGAAAACCTCGAAACCACGCTCGAGCAGCCAGACGGCGGCGATCAGTTCGGAGCGCGCGCCGAGATGCTTTAGGTCCATGTCGACCGTGAGATCGATGTCCATAGGAGTTTCCCCGAGATGGTTGAGAAGCGTGGAAGGCGAGCAGTCGCAGACCTTGAAGTCGTACCCCTGATCCCTGGCGACGCCAAGCCGAGCCCGCCGGCGGAACTCGGTGAGAGGGAGGCGGTGCATTGGCGGATGATCGTGGAGGCGATGCCTTTGCGCTGGTTCGGGCGTGAGACGTGGTCGGTTCTGATTAGTTTGTGCCGGGCGCGCGTGGCCGCCGATCTGATCTGGCCGCGCTACTTGAAAGCGCTCGAGGGCGATTCGGTCGAGGACGCGAGCGAGCTTTCGGCGTTGCACGCCAAGGAAGTGCTGACGATCCGGCGCTTGTCCGCGGATCTGCGGCTCACCCCGATGGCGCGGTTCTCGAACCGGCAGGTTGACAGCGTCAAGACCTCGCGGCCGATCGCCAAGCCTTGGGAGGGCTGATGCTCGAGTTCATCATCGACGAGGGCGGCGACGAGCCGCCGCGCAAGCGAGGGCGGCCGCGCAAGACCAAGCCGGCGAACGGTGGGCTGACCGGCGACCGCGCTGTTGACGTGTGCAACTGGATCGAAAAGTATTGTTTCACGCCCGAGGGCGCGAAGGTCGGTCAAAAGCTCGAGCTATTGCCATGGCAGAGGAACTTCATCACGGCGATCTACAACAACCCGGCGGTGACGCGGCGAGCGATCCTGTCGGTGGCGCGCAAGAACGGCAAGACTTCATTGACCGCTGCGATTTTGCTCGTCCATCTTTGCGGACCTACAGCAAAGAAGAATTCGCAGATCTACAGCGCCGCGCAAAGCAGGGATCAGGCGGCGCTGGTCTTCAACCTGGCGGCCAAGATGGTGCGGATGCACCCGGTCCTGCGCCAGGTGGTTCTGATCCATGAAAGCACAAAAAGTCTTAGCTGCCCGGATTTGGGCACGCGCTATCGTGCGCTCTCGGCCGAAGCTACTACCGCGTATGGACTCTCGCCGGCCTTGGTTGTCCATGACGAGCTTGGCCTCGTTCGCGGCCCGCGCTCAGAACTCTACGAGGCGCTCGAGACGGCGACCGGCGCGCAAGCGGAACCCCTTTCCATAATCATCTCGACGCAGGCGCCGACCGATGCAGACCTGTTGTCGATCCTGATCGACGACGCGCTCGCTGGCCACGATCCGGGCGTCGTGTGCAAGCTCTACACGGCGCCGGTCGAGCTTGATCCGTTCGATCCGGATGTGATCGCGCTGGCAAACCCGTCGCTCGGCGAATTCCTGTCGGTGAAAGAAGTTCTCGCACAGGCGGCCGATGCCAAACGCATGCCGGCGCGAACCAGCGAGTTCCGCAACCTGATCTTGAATCAAAGGGTCGAAGTCGCAAATCCGTTCTGCGCGCCCGATGTGTGGAACGCCTGCCGCGAGGACGTGCGGCCGCTCGCGGGCGTCGATGTCTATGCTGGCCTCGACTTGTCGGAGGTCCAAGACCTCACCGCGCTCGTGCTGATCGGCAACGTCGACGGCAAGTGGCAGGTCCATCCGACGTTCTGGCTTCCGGCGGAAGGCCTCGAGCAGAAGGCGCAGGTCGATCGCATCCCCTACGATCTGTGGGTCGAGCAAGGCCACCTGCAAACGACGCCGGGTCGGACGGTGGCCTACGAATACGTCGCGCATCATCTGCGCGAGCTATTCAACCGTTACCGAATCAAAAAGCTCGCGTTCGATCGCTGGAACATGCGGCACTTGATCCCGTGGCTCAATCAGGCCGGCTTCACCGAGGCATTCATCAAAGAACACTTCGTCGAGTTCGGGCAGGGCTACCAATCGATGTCGCCGGCGCTGCGTGAGTTGAGCCAAATTCTGCTCGATGGCGCGCTCTGCCACGGTGACCATCCGGTGTTGAAAAGCTGCGTGATGAACACGGTCATCTTGCGGGACGACGCCGGCAACAAGAAACCGAGCAAGCGTAAGTCGACGGGGCGCATCGACGGCCTGGTCGCGCTGGCAATGGCCGTCGGTGTTGCACCGCTGCGGCCGCCGAAGATCGACATCGAGGCGTTGATCGGCTGATGACCGATCCCGATAACCTCGAGCATCTGCACCGGCACGCGTGCCATGCGCTCGAAGATTTCGGGCGGCTACGATCTGGAATCGCGGAGGATCGTTTCTGGCCGCACGAGATCGAGGAACGCATGCACGCGATCTCGCATCATCTGCGACACGTGGTCTATCGCGTCGGCCTCGAGGTCAAAGCGAACAAGCGCGTGCGACGGCATGCCCAGCATTATTGACCGCTACCCGATGAACAGCGCGCGCCAGGCGCACGCCTCGATGTGGCTGGCGACGCGCGACTTGCAAGCCGGCAAGATCACCGAGGACGAATTCGGCGAATTACGCGGATACCTGCAACACCGCATGGAAAAATTCGAGCAAGGCAGCGCGCAGCGTCAGGCGATCAAACAATGGTTGATGTCTTCGACTGCGCGCTTGACGAATCACGCAAGCGGCCGCTAACTGCGCACTGTCCCAACTCTCATCGTGCGTAGCGCCTGGCCGTTCGTCGTAACTCTTACGGTCAGGCGCATTTTTTTGCTCCCCGAGCCGCGCGCAAGCTTCGGGGCACAGCGGACCCTCGGTGATCGCAGTCCTTCGCCGCATCTCGACTGCCGGCCTAGCGCAGCGTGTTCGCTAGTCCCCCGAGGGTCCGCATCCTTCTAGAGCAGATTAGGCTGTCTCGGATTCTTATGGCGGCGGCCTTTTCGTCGTCGGTTGCTTGCGGCAATAGCCGGATTTGAAATCCCTTTTTTGGCGACACTGATTGCTGCGCAATGTGCGGCTGTTCTTTTTGGTTTTGGACGGCCTTTGCGAATGGCGGACATTTTAGCTTTTGTTTCTGCGGATGCTTTGGTTCCGCGTCTTGCTGCGGCTATCCGCGCCCTATGCTCCGCAGTAAACGGCGGTCGCTTCTGACCCTTCCGCGTTCTGTTGAGCGTGATCAGAAAATCTCGACCAGCGATTGGCGCTGCATTGAGTCCATGTCGAGGACACGCAGCATGAAGTCTATCGATCCAAAACTGTTCACGAGCCGCGAGTAAATTGGAATCGGTGACGTGTTCAAGAACTTCAAAGACGAATGCCGCTTCGCCGTGCAAGTTGTATGATCGTTGAAAAACTGGCGAGTGATGTTTGCCTTGTCTCAACAATGCAAAGTGACCGAAGCGGCGGCGTTTCAATATGCCTGATCCGACATAGACACGACCGCTGATCGTGTTGCGGATCGCATAGACCCCGGAGGACAGCATCATGTCAATTGGCCTCGCGTTCTATGTGCTCATGCTGATCTGGCTCGTGTTCGGGATTTTATCTCATTTCGGCTATGTCGCGGGAGTCTACGGTGCGACTGCCAACGCTGTTCTACTTTTCATTCTGTTTGGTCTCTTGGGATGGCAGGTCTTCGGTCCACCGCTACATCGGTGAGATGCGGCGCAACTTCTCGGCCTACGTAAAACGCATCGCCAAGCTCGAGGCTGGCTATCGCTGCGAGGATTGCGGCGAGCGCCGCGACGATCTCGAGGTTCACCACATCGGCAATCCCGCTGACCGCTCGCGGTTCAACGCACAGGTCCTTTGCGCCCCATGCCATCTCAAGGAACACAAACGCCGCCGCGACAAGCACTGGGGCGCGTACCGACATCGGCATCGGGGGCGGCGAAGCTAAAAGACTGGGACGAATCCAAGCACCCGCGCGAGCCCGCGGACAAAGCCAAAGCCACGCTCATCAAAGTTCGATGGGATGATGGCGAGCAAGTAATGCTCGCCGGTCCCGCAGCTAAGGGAGGCAGCAATGCCGCTCCGTAAACCGAAGGAAGGCGAGAGCCAGTCGGCTTACATGCAATACTGCATGCATGAGCTTGGGCAGAGCGATACCGATCGTCCACAAGATCAGATGGTCGCGATCTGCCTCGAGCAGTGGCGCAGCAAACATCCGGGCGCGGCTAAGCCGAAGAACGACGCCGAAGTGGCGCGCATCATCGCCAATTGGAAGGAAATTCTCAAAGCCGGCGCGCCAGAGCCGCATAAGGGCGAAAGCTACGACGGCTTCATGACTCGCTGCAAAAAAGAGTCTGATGAGCACGCTTGCGAAACTTCTTGGAATGAATGGGTCCGCGGACAGGAAAAGAAGCCCGGCAAGTGGGACCCGTCGTCGGAGCATTCGGTCGATCCTGCACGCTTGAAGCGCGTCGCTAAGGCTGATGTTCCCGATACACCTGATCCGGAGGACGACGAGAGCCATGAAGATTTTGTTGACCGTTGCGTCGCTGATCTTACTTCGGGCGATACCGGCTTGAGCGACGATGACGCCGAGGACGCTTGCGAAGCGGCGTGGGATGATTACCAGCAAGGCAAATCCGGCAGCAACGGCATTGTTCAAAAAGAGCACGTTACTGTCGGCAAAGGTATGGAGTTCGTACTTTCGGACGCAACGCCAGATAGGTTTGGGGACATCGTACAAGTCGAGGGCTGGGAATTCGCGAACTTTACAAGAAATCCCGTTGCACTTTTTTCGCATCGCGCAGATTTTCCAATTGGCACATGGACGGGAATCAGAATTCACGACAAGGCATTGCGCGGGAATCTCATCCTCGCACCGAAAGGCATCTCGAGCCGCATCGATGAAATCCGCGGCCTGGTCGAGGCCGGCATCCTGCGTGCGGTGAGCGTCGGCTTCAAGCCGCTGTCATCGCATCCGATCGATGGGACCAAGAACGATCCCTTCGGCATGTCGCCGCAGATTTATACGAAGTCCGAACTCGTCGAGGTTTCACTTGTTGCGATCCCCGCGAACCCGAACGCGCTGGCGGTCGCCAAATCGCTCAATCTTTCCCCGGAAGTTCAACGCCTCGTGTTCGCCGAGCATGGCAACAAGAACATGACAGGCGGCACTTCCACCTACTACGCCCGCACGCGCGCCGCGACCGGCAACAAGCGCACGCAGGTGATCACCGCCACGTCTGGCAAAACATCTCCGAATAGAAGGACGCAACAAATGTTGCTCTCAGACCGCATCGTGGCGGCCGAGAAGTTTAAGGTAGAGTTGCAGGATCAACTCACCGCACATCTCGACACCGTCGACGATCAGAATCCCGATGACGCGCTGCAAGCCGTCACCGAGGATTTGAATCAGAAGATCGCGAACGCCGAACGCAATCTCGCCAATCTCAAGCAAGCTGAGCTACGGCTTGCGAAGGCGACGAGTGACAGAGGCAATGACCTGCGTAGGGAACTCATCAAGACGACACCGGCTGATCCGCCGCGGCCGTTTGCCATGGCGCCCCCGAAGAACAAGAGCGCGGTCGAGTATCTCATCCGTCAGGGCGTCATCGCCGCGGTTATGCACACGCGGCACATGACGCCGGATCAGGCGCAGCAATTCTGCGGCTATGGCGAGGATGCTTGCACCAAAGCCTACGTCGATTACTGCGAAAAGGCCGCGTCTGCGGTGGCGATGACCTCGGTCGCCGGCTGGGCGGCCGAACTTGCGCAAACCGTTTACGGCGACTTTCTCCAGCTACTCGCGCCGTCGGCGGTGATGCCTGCGCTCGCTGCGAAAGGTCTCGCGCTTACGTTCGGACGTGCGGGCAAGATCGTGATTCCAGCCCGCGCGGCAACGCCCTCGCTCGCCGGCTCGTTCGTGGGTGAAGGCGCACCTATTCCTGTCCGGCAGGGTGCGTTCACGACGATCCAACTTGTCCCGAAAAAGCTGGGTGTCATTACGACCTATACCAGGGAAATCGGCGAGCATTCGATTCCTGCTATCGAAGGAATTCTACGCGACTCAGTCGCGCAGGACACATCGGTGGCGATCGATACGGTGCTGCTCGATGCCAACGCGGCGACCGCGATCCGGCCGCCCGGTCTGCGCAATGGTGTCGCTGGTCTCACTCCGACCGCTGGCGGCGGCTATACCGCCTTCATCGGCGATCTCAAGGCGCTTGCGGGCGCTCTATTGACGGCAACGGCTGGCCACTTGCGCTCGCCGGTATTTATTATGAATCCGCAACAGGCACTCAGCATCAGCTTGATGCAACCGGCCAACGCCGCTGCGCCGCTGTTCCCATTCGCCGACGAAATCGCGAATGGACGGCTGCGCAACTTCGCCGTCATCACGTCGGGCAACGTGCCGCAGACGATGGTGATCGCGCTCGACGCCGCAGACTTCGTGACGGCGGGTGC